ATGGGTTGTTTATACCCCAAAACGAGTCATTAAGTCATGATTGAGGAGCGTTTAGTCATAGATGGTGAAGCATCGGTTGAAATCGTCTCAGATCGGCCCACATCGGTTTTTTTGCCGGTAACAGCTCCACGAATCCACACACCGCTTAATGATTTGCCATCACGCGGCTTTGAGCTGATTGATTTTGCCGACCAGATCATCAATGGCGGCTTTATGCCGTGGCAAAAATGGCTGGCCGAACATTCGCTTAAGGTAAAGCCGGACGGCCGCTATTTGCATCCAGTATCGGTGGCCACCGTAGCTCGTCAAAATGGCAAGAGCACTTACATGATGGCCAGAATTATGATGGGACTTTTCCATTGGCAAGAATCCTTACAGGTATCCACAGCTCACCGGCTTGTCACATCGCTGGAGCAATTTCGCTCAATTGTGCAAACCATTGAAAGCCATGATGATCTTGCAAAGCGTGTCAAGCGCATCCGCTGGCAACATGGAGCCGAGGAGATCGAAACGCTTGAAGGTTGTCGCTTTATCATCAAAGCTGGTGGATCGGCAGCTAGAGGATTGAGCAAACCCGAAACGATCCACATGGATGAAATCCGAGAGCTGCACGACATGGAAACTTTTGCCGCAATGCGATACACATTGATGGCGGCTAAGAATCCACAGGTGAATTGTTTTAGCTCAGCCGGTGATAGTCACAGCATTGTCTTGAACCAGCTACGCGAAAGAGGCATGGCCGCAGCTAGTGGCGCAACCGATGATGTGGGCTATTTTGAATGGTCAGCACCGACAGATGAGATCACATTGGAAAATGCTGCTTTTGCCAATCCCGGACTCAACATAACAATCCACCCAGATAACATCCGAGCCGTTTTCAATGATCCACCGGATGTAGTGATGACCGAGGTACTTAATCGATGGGTTCAAACAATTTCAAGCGTTGTTGGATCAAAAGAATGGCAAGAGTGTGGTGATGAAACAGTTGATCTGGATGAGGATAAATTAACATGGATGGCAATTGACATTTCACCGGATCGAAAACATTGTGCATTGGTCGCAGCTCAAAAGCTAGGATCGGAGAGCTTTATTATCAAGCTGTTGCACACATGGGAAAACAGTATTCAGCTGGATGACCGAGCAATTGCCAATGATGCAGCCAGTTATTGCCGCAAATACCCAATTGAGTATTTGCTATACAGCAAGCGCACATCAGGCGCGGTGGCCGCGCGGATGCAGCCAGCCGGTATCCCGATACACGACATGGACGGCGATTACCCGCAAGCTTGTGATGAATTATTGGGTGCAATCAATTCCGGACGATTAAAGCATCGCAATCAAGCTGCACTTACCGAGCAAATGCTCTCAGCCGTGCAATTGCGTAGAGGCGATGGCGGTTGGGTTATAGGAAGGCGTGCGTCTCAAACGGCGGTTTGTGCGAGTGTGGCCGCTGCACTTTGTACGCACTTTGCGACACGCCCAGAAACGGAAATTGACATTTTAGTGGGTTGATCCTTGACATTTTGAGAAAATAGGTGCATGGGATTATTTGACCGCAAACGCACCATTGAAACAGTTGTGCCATTGAGCGGAGCTGATGTAGCTGCACAAATTGGCCCGGCTCCAACGCTAGATGCGTTCTTTCCATTTGGTGGAGCCGATTACCTTGCAAGCCGCGAGGAAGCAATGAGTGTGCCGGCAATTGCTCGCGCACGAAACATGATTTGCAATTCGATTGCAACAATTCCAATGGTAACACGCGACAAGGCAACCGGTCAGGTTATTGATTCGCCTGTTGTAATCAATGATCCAGATAAGCGCGTGCCGGGTGCAGCATCATGGTGTTGGGCCGCGGAGGATTTATTATTTACAGGATTTTCCTATTTTCAAATCATGGATTTGTTTGCAGATACACAGCGCGTTCGACAAATGTGGCGCGTTGCTCCTAATCGTGTTGGTGTATTTTTAAATTCAATTGGCACACAAATTGAGTATTACACAGTTGATGGATCGCGCGTGCCAATGTCAGGCGTTGGATCATTGGTTGTTTTTTACGGCAATGATGAAGGATTATTAAACCGAGCTGGTCGCACAATTCGCGCCGGTGCAGAGCTTGAAAGAGCAGCTGCAATGTACGCACGCGAACCCGTGCCATCGATGGTGTTGAAATCAAACGGAACAGCGTTGCCAGCCGACCGCATCGCTAAGCTGTTGGATGCATGGGGAGCCGCACGCCGAAATCGTGGCACGGCATTTTTAAACGCCGATGTAGAACTCACAACAGTTGGATTTACACCGGAGCAAATTGGCCTTAACGCTGCACGAGAGATCATTGCCACAGAATTAGCACGGGCCGTTGGAATCCCGGCTTACTTTATTGACGCGCCGACAGGATCATCTATGACTTATGCAAATGCCAGCACGGCGCGTCAAACCTTGTTGGACTTTTCACTTTTGCCGCTGATGAACAGCTTATCCAGCCGTTTATCAATGCCGGACTTTACGCCATCAACACAGCGCGTTGAATTTGATCTCAAAGCGTACTTACGCGGATCAGAAAAAGAGCGTGCCGAGATTTACAAGATTTTATTTGACATCGGTGCAATTACTACCGAGGAAATTAGACAAATGGAGGAGATGATCTCATGAAGCTAACAACACCAATGCAAATCACGGCAGCCGATAGTGATGCACGCACAATTACTGGCCGCATTGTTGCGTTCAACGAACACGCAAACGCATCAACCGGCAAGGTTGTTTTTGCTCGTGGATCAATTGTGCCTCAAGATGTATTTTTAAATCTTGAACATGACAACACCAGGAGAATTGGCAAGAGCATTGCAATGTCTGTCAATGACAAAGAAATGACGGCCACATTTAAGATTGCAAACACAACAGCTGGAACCGATGCGCTTATTGAAGCAATGGATGGTTTGCGCGATGGATTTTCAATTGAATTAGCTGTTGATAATTACGAAATGCAAAAGGATGGCACAATGAAAGTTTTGAATGGACAGCTCACAGCTGTCGCATTGGTTACGGAGCCGGCTGTTAGATCAGCCCGTGTCTCAGAGGTAGCCGCATCAGAGGATTCTGAAACTCATGAAGTTACAGATACAACAAACCCAAATGAAGGAGACAAAGTGGAAAACACTACCGAAAATGCCGCTCCTGCCGTTGAACCGGTAGCAGCTCCAGAAGTCGCACCTGTAGAGGCATCACGACCAGCCTATTACACAGCACCACGCAGCCCAATTGTGAACAAGGTTTCATACCTTGAGCACTATCTCAAGGCAACAATTTTGCACGATGAGGATTCACGCCAGTATGTAAAGGCTGCCGATAACACAACATCAACAGCACCCGGCATGATCCCAACACCACAAAGCACAAATGTCATCAACGCACTTGCAAACGCAGATCGCGGAATGATCGATGCGCTAAGCCGTGAGGCACTTGTTGGCGAAGGCATGACATTTGAAATTCCAAAAGTCACAGCTGTTCCAACAGTTGCAAACATTGCAGAAAACGCAGCAATCACAGAGTCAAATCTTTCAGCTACATTTTTGAGCGTACCTGTTCAATCATTTAAAGGCCGAGCAATTTCAACAATTGAATTGATTGATCGCAGCCGTCCAGAGTACCTTTCAGCATTATTGCAAAACCTTGAGTTTGCTTATGCAAAGGTAACTGATGAATTTGCCGTTGGAACAATTGCGGCAGCTGGACAACAGACTGGTGTCAATGCAAATACAGCTACAGGATTCTTGGGATACACATCTCAAGCTGCCGGTGCTGTTTATGGATCATCACTCGGATTTGCTCGCAACATCGTTGTGTCACCCGGACAATGGACAAACATCATGGGTTACAACGACAATGGCGCACCACTTTACAATGCAGCACAGCCATCAAACGCGGCTGGAAATGTACGCGGAGACTCATTGCGCGGTGTAGTTTCACCGGGCCTCAATCTCTTTGTCTCTCGCTCAATTGGTAACGCTGGCCCAACAACATCAACCGGAGATTTCTCAATGGTTGTTGTCAATCCAGATGCATGGACATGGTATGAGAGTCCACGCTTTACGCTACGCACGAATGTCAATTCAGACGGAACCATTGACATTCTTTACTACGGCTATGCGGCAATTGCTCCAAAGATTCCATTTGGCGCATGCTGGAACCAGACCTGAGCCGACTAACAAATCACTATCGGTAGCGGTCGCTCCCGAACGCTACTGACACGAAAGGAACCGAGATGCCAGCAATAGTCACAGCCTCACAGCTACGATCCATTCTTGGTGTCTCGGTTTCCTTGTATTCTGACGCGCAATTGGATTCTTTTATAGATTCCGCTGAACAAACGATTTTGCCGTTACTTACTCAATACCAATCATCGGTTGCATTTGCCAATGTGAGTGATTCCGTCATTTATTTCACTACAATCCGGCCAAACTATTTTGTGCCGGGGCAATCCGTTGTTGTAACCGGGGCCGGTATTTACAATGGAACATACACAGTTACCGATGATCGGATTGAGCCATACACATGGACAGCGGCCACAGCCGCGGCTGATCGCACATACCCGTTGCCATTTATTCCTAATGCCACGGCTACTTTATCCGGTGGATCAGCCGCATCACTTTATGCAAACACACCGCCAATTGAGAATGCAATTTTGGTCGTTGCCGTTGAGATTTTCCAGAGTATTACAGCCCCCGGCAATCAGATTATGGCTGACAATTTTACGCCATCACCATTTATTCTGGGTCGTAGCTTAAGCAATAGAGTTGTGGGCCTACTGGGGCCATTTTTGGATGTCGAAACGATGTGCCAATGACCATCGAGGCCGACATCCGCACACCATTGCAAATCGCACTATCAACCATTGCGGCCAATGTGTATAACGGAATTCCAGAGGTAATGACTAGCCCATCCATTTGTTTGGTGCCCGGATCGCCGTATCTTGAAAGCCTTTTAATTAACGGAGCAACCACAAAAGTCAAAATCAATTTTAATGTCACCGGTGTAGTTGGTTATTCCAGCAACGCCGCAGCTTTGGACAATCTAGAACAATTGATGATCAACATCATTAGCACAATGCCGGCAGGTTATGAAGTCGGCGATGTGAGCAGCCCACAACCTTTGGAAGTCGGTGCCGGTAAGTACCTTACGGCCGATTTACAAATTAGCACCTATTACACCGACTAAGGAGAAATCATGCCAACAACAATCATCACGGGCAGAGACATCACATTCACCATCGATGGTGATAATTTTGATGCTCAAGCTACATCAGCGACTTTGACAGTTGATTCAACAATCAACACTTATCAAACACTTGATGGAAAAGCCTATTTTACAACAGACACTCAAGGTTCATTTGCCGTTGAAATGTTAGCCGATTGGGGAGCAGCATCATCATTGTGCGAAGCACTTTGGACAGCTGCAACAAATGCACCAAACACCGGACTTGCTGTGGTGCTAGTGGCAGATACAGGCGCATCATTTGCGTTTGATGTACAGCCAATCTTGCCATCAGCCGGCGGCACAGCTCCAGATGCACAAACAGTTTCACTTGCCTTTACTTGTGTGACCACACCTGTTTTGACAATTAGCTAGAAAAGGAGATCGGGAGCATGAAGTTACCAATTACGATTGAATTTACAAATGGCGATAGAGAAACCTATACAGCTTTACCGCCTGAGTGGATGAAATGGGAACAGAAAACCGGAAACACGATTCAGAGTGTCTCAGAGAAAATGGGCATTGCGGATTTGTTGTTTTTGGCGTATCACGCAATGAAACGCGAGGCAGCCGGTAAAGCTGTCAAGCCTTTTGAAGTGTGGTGTGAAACTGTAACTGACATTGACATGGGAGAAACCGCAAACCCAAAAGTTACCAATCCGGATCAATAAACCGGACGATTTGGGAATTAGCGATTGAAACCGGATTGTCAAGATCAGAGTTCCAAACAGCTGAGGATGTTTTAACCGCGATTGAGATTCTAAGGATGAAAAATGGCAACTGAGAGCATCACCTACGACAAGGCTCAATTGCGTGGGATTCTTGGTGCTTTCAAAGGCATGGATGCCGAAGCTGTAGCTGAAGCCAAAAAGGTTTCAAATGGATTGGCTACTTATGTGCAAGGCAAAATCATTGGTGCAGCTGCAAGCCGGCCCAATGATGCGGCCTCACGCATTGCGCAAGGTTCGCGTGTAAGTAAGTCATCCAAGATCGGTGAGCTTTCATTTGGTTTTGTCTCTCAAAAATTTAGCGGCGGCGCAACAACCCAACAGCTTTGGGGCGGCTATGAATTTGGCTCAAATAAATTCAAGCAATTCCCGGTGTGGTCTGGCCGTGAAGGCCGCGGGTCGCGTGGATACTTTATTTATCCAACATTACGAGCTGAGCAACCGCACATCATCGCTGAATGGGAAGATGCATTTACAAAGATTTTGAAGGAGTGGTGACATGGCATTAGGCGGATCACGCACACTTAAACTTTCCATTTTGGCAGACATTGACAATCTCAAAAAGAATCTTGATGCCGGTACAAATGAGGTTGATGGATTTGGTTCGAAAATCGGAGGATTTGCCAAAAAAGCCGGTGCCGCTTTTGCTCTAGCTGGAGCCGCCGCCGCTGCCTATGCCGGCAAATTGCTCATTGATGGCGTTAAATCTGCCATTGAGGATGAAGCTGCACAAGCCAAATTGGCCACAACATTGCAAAATGTTACCGGTGCAACAAATGAACAAATCAAGGCAACCGAGGATTACATAACAAAAACATCACTTGCAAACGGCATTACCGATGATCTTTTGAGGCCATCGCTTGATCGTTTGGTGAGATCAACAAAAGATGTCACCGAGGCACAAAGATTGCAACAAATTGCACTTGATGTCTCAGCTGGCACAGGTAAAGAATTAAGTGCTGTAACAGAGGCAATTGCCAAAGCCTACGATGGCAATTTTGGAGCACTCAAAAAACTTGGTGTGCCGCTTGATGAAAACATTATCAAAACAAAAGATTTTGATGGCGCAATGTTGGCCTTGTCTCGCACATTTGATGAACAGGCATCAATTCAGGCCGATACATTTCAAGGCAAAATGGCGCGACTTACTGTGGCATTTGATGAAGCCAAAGAAACCGTGGGATCGTATGTGCTTGATGCCATCACACCATTGCTCAGCACTTTTGTTGATAAAGGCGTGCCAGCAATTTCACAATTTGCAGATAGTTTAGGCAAAACATTGGGGCCGGCATTTGCTCAAATCTTTGTTTTTATTCGGGATGATCTTTTGCCTATTCTGCAGGCATGGTGGAGATTTTTGTACGAGGAAGTCATTCCAGCCATAATTTCTGTTGTTGGCCCAATCTTGCTATCTATTAAATCGGCATTTGATAAAGTTTCAACAGCCATCAAAAGCAATTCAACAGAGCTGCAACCATTTTTTGATTTGTTGCGTAAGGTGTGGGAATTTTCCAAAAAGTATTTAATCCCAGAATTCAGCGGGCCTTTTGTTTTTGCCTTGAACGCCATTGCCACATTAGTCTCAACCTTGATTACAGGTTTTTCACAGCTTGTTGGATTTATGTCAAACGCTTATACACAGGCCAAAAGAGTTGTTGATTTAATTAATGCCAACAAAGACATTTTTGCGGCTCAATCTGGACTTTTAGGTTTTGTTGTTGGCAAGGTGGCAGGTAGAGCATCCGGTGGCCCGGTTACAGGTGGTAGCTCATACCTTGTCGGTGAGCGTGGCCCAGAGCTATTTACACCATCAGGCAGCGGCATGATCACACCAAACAATCGTTTAGGCGGTGGCAACACCACAATCAATCTCAATGTCACCGGTGCCATTGATCCAGAAGGCACGGCACGCACAATCATCGATGTGTTAAACAATAGTTTCTATCGCGGTACAGGCGGCGCAAATAGTCTGCAATTCTCAGGATGAGCGTATTTAATCCCGTTTGGCGCGTGACCATTGGCGGCGTGCAATACCAAACGGCTATTCTGGCAAATCTGACAATCTCAAGCGGTCGGACAAACATCTATGAACAGGCACAAGCCGGTTATGCCAATCTTGAGCTGATCAACCTTGATCAATCCAATGTGCTAATTGAGATTAACAATTCGCTCACCATCGAGCTGCAAGATTCCACAGCTACATTTGTGCCAATTTTTGGCGGCTCAGTTGTGGATGTGGGCATTTCTGTGGCCGAGGTTGGATCGATTGCATACGCACAACGCATTAAAATCATTGCTTTAGGTGCATTGGCTAGATTGCCCAAAGCCTTGACAGACGGTGTTTTGTCACATGATTTTGATGGTGATCAGATTTACACAATTTTGCAACAGGTTTTGTTTGCCTCATGGCAACAGGTGCCACAGGCATTGACATGGGCAACCTATGACGCAACTACGCAATGGCAAGATGCAGAAAACACCGGATTGGGCGAGATTGACAGGCCCGGCAATTATGAGCTGGCACAGCGGTCATCCAGCCGAACCGATGTGTATTCATTGGTCGCAGCTTTAGCATCATCGGGATTGGGCTACATTTATGAAGATGCAAACGGGCAAATTGGTTATGCCGACTCAACACATCGAACCAATTATTTGGCTGCCAATGGTTATGTGGATTTAACCGCCAATCACGCATTGGCATCGGGTTTGAGCATCCAATCACGGACAGGCGATGTGCGAAACAACATCACTATTAAATACGGCCAAAATAGCAACAGCGAAACCGATGCCAGCGATTCTGTTTCCATTGGTCTTTATGGGCAATTATCCCAAATCTTTACTACAACATTGAGGCATTTGCACGATGCACAGGATCAGGCAGCATTTTATTTGGCATTAAGAGCGTACCCACAGTTTAATTTTAACAACATCACTTTTGAGCTGACAAACCCAGAGCTAGACGATGCGGATCGGGATGACTTGATCAATGTGTTCATGGGCATGCCGCTGGACATTTCGGATTTGCCGCTTAACATGGTTTCCGGCGATTTTCTTGGTTTCGTTGAAGGTTGGACATTCTCGGCCGCGTATAATCAGGTTAGCCTTTCGATGATTTTGTCACCGATTTCATTCTCATTGCAAGCCATGCGATGGAATGATGTACCGATAACAGAGCAATGGAGCACGGTCAATCCAACCTTGGATTGGATAAACGCCACAATCGTGGCCTAAGGAGGAAACATGAGTAATCCAACAACACCATTTTCATGGCAGATGCCTACGGCCACGGATTTGGTTACAGACTTGCCAGCTGATTTTGAGGTTTTTGGTCAAGCTGTAGCAACATCAATGGCTGATCTTTTAGGTGGCACTACTGGCCAAATTCTTGCAAAAAATAGCAATACAGACATGGATTTTGTTTGGACAACAGCCAATCCCGGTGACATTACGGGAATTACAACAAACGCCGGGTCAGGTTTAGCCGGCGGCGCAACATCAGGCAATGTCACTTTAACAAGATCATCAACTTATTCAGCCAAAACGGCCGCTTACACTTTTGCATCGGGAGATGAATACAACATTTTCTCAATGAACAATGCGGCAACCCAACAATTTAACATTCCAACCGATGCAACATTTAATTTTGCCGTTGGTACCGAAATTAACGTGTTTTGGATTACTGGAGCGGGGCAACCAACAATTGGTGCTGTAACACCAGGCACAACAACAGTTATTTCAACAGGTGCAACAAGCGCGACACCAAAATTGCGTGCTGTCAACAGCGGTGCTACTTGTGTGAAATTAGCTGCAAATTCTTGGATTGTTTTTGGAGACATTTCATAATGACACCAATTTTGGGAATTATGTCGAGTGCTGGTCGGCCACGAAATCCATCAACGATTGAATACTTGGTTGTTGCAGGTGGTGGCGGTTCAGGTTATTCAGGAGCCGGCGGCGGCGGCGCAGGTGGTTATCGGACGGCAACAGGTTTTGCTGTGTCACCCGGATCACCAATAACTGTGACAGTAGGCGCAGGCGGTACAGGTGCCACCACAGCTTATAATGTCGGCGGTAATGGTGGAAATTCTGTTTTTTCTAGCATAACCTCAACAGGCGGCGGTGGTGGCGGATCGAGCACACCCGGCGTTGGTACGAGTCCAAACGCAGGTGGATCAGGCGGCGGCGCGGCCAATGGATCAACTCCAGCCAACATTTCAGGTGGTGCAGCAAGCCCATCGGGTCAAGGTAATGCCGGCGGCGCGGTTACAACAGGCAGCGGTACAGGCGGCGGTGGTGGTGGCGGTGCCGGTGGTGTTGGTGGTGCTGGCACGGGCGGTGCCGGTGGTGTTGGACTTTCTTCATCAATTTCAGGCGTATCAACATTTTATTCTGGCGGCGGTGGTGGATACACAACCGGTGGCACGGTAGCTCCCGGCGGTAATGGTGGCGGTGGTGCAGGTGCTAAGAGCGGCACAGCGGCAATTGCTGGAACAGTTAATACTGGCGGCGGCGCAGGTGGTGGACTTGCAGCGACCGGACAACCAGCAGGCGGTTCAGGTATTGTAATTATTCGTTACCCAGATACATTTGCGTTGGCTGCATCAACGACAGGATCACCAACAATTTCAACATCAGGTGGTTACAGAATTTATCAATGGACAGGAAGCGGATCGGTGACATTTTAATGGCGCATTTTGCAGAATTAGACGAAAACAACATTGTGACAAATGTGATTGTTGTGCATAACAATGAATTATTGGATGAGAGTGGCATCGAATCAGAATGGAAAGGCATTGAATTCTGTATCCAACATTTTGGTGGGCGATGGATACAGACATCCTACAATGCAACATTTCGAGGTATTTATGCCGGTATTGGTTACGCTTATGATGAAACGCTTGATGAATTTGTTGCACCCGTAGTGGAGACGGAATGGGAAACAGAATGACATTTCCACAAGGCACATTGTCGCGTTTGATTGAGGTTGCATTGGCCGAGGTTGGCACAGCTGAAACCGGCAACAATGAGACAAAGTACGGCAAGCACATGAAGGCAGACAAGCTGCCTTGGTGTGGGTCATTTCTTAATTGGTGTGCAGATCAAGCCGGTGTGGATGTGCCAAATGTCGTAAGCACTCGCGCCGGTGCTGCCGCATTTAGGAAAATGAAGCGATGGCACACAACGCCACGGATTGGCGATTTTGTTTTCTTTGATTTTGTTATCGATGACCAGACAATGATTAATCACATCGGTTTAGTTGTTCGATGCTCGGACAAACAAATTGTGACAATTGAAGGCAACACATCGGCCAGCGGTGATCAGCGCAATGGCGGTGAAGTGATGGTCAAATACAGAAGTTTGGGAGCGAGATCATTTGTGGTGGGCTACGGCCGACCAACTTATGAAGCGTTTGCCGGTGAATTACCGGATCGACCAAAAGGAGGCAAATAATGGAACAAATCAAGGCAGCTGCCGCATCATGGGCTAGAAGCGCGGTCGCAGGTTGTTTGGCTGTTTACATGACAGGCAACACCAATCCAAAAGATTTGGCAATGGGCTTAGTCGCTGGCATTGTGCCGGTACTAGCACGATGGGCAAATCCAAATGATGTAAGTTTCGGCAACAAAAAGTGAGCGTGGGCGAATGGACGGCTGTTGGTGGTTTTGTCATTGCGATACTGGCAGCCGTTTATTCGTCAATGAGGATCATCATCAGATCGGTGATGAGCGAATTGATGCCCAATGGTGGGTCGAGTATGAAGGATCAAATCTCGCGCATCGAGGCACGCTTGGATTATCTATACACACAGCTCATTGAGAAACAGAGCAACACGCCGTAATTTAAGCGCGATTGTTGATTTTGTCGGCTATCGCTGTCACTCTTTGTTTGGGAGCGGATTAGCTGTTCCCAGAATCGGGAGCTAGACAAATGAATGAAATCTCAATTGTGATCTTTATGATCATTGCAGGATTCTTATGGGCTGTAATGGCCTATTCAATCGGTTTTAGAGAAGGCCAGCGACAAGGCTACACACGAGGCCGTGCGGTATCTCGGCACATCTCGCAGCTTGATAAGGCGGCAAAATAATGGCCACTTTTATGGACAATTACGAAGGCAACAAGGATCGCAATAATCGTTGGATTGCCACACATCCAGAAGGCCGCATTGAGGCGTATGTCGTGGAATTTAACGCCAAAGAAGGCTATGTGTTAGTACAAGCCAAAGGTTGGCGCAATCAAACAGAAATTGAACCAGCTGACATTGATTATGCATACGGGTTTATTGCAGCTTATCCGGACAGAATGAAACGCTGGTTTGTCGAGGATACAATTACAAGCGCAAAAATGCGCGTAATGGCAAATTTGTTGGGTGGCACCGAAAAGGCCACAGCTGAGGTCATGGCCTTGGTTAAGAGCGAAACGCCAGCAGCCGATTATGACTATTGGACAACAAAGCATGGCGATGTGCCGAGTTATGCAACATCGGCCGAGGCTGAGTTATCAGGCACGCCATCATTTGGATCATCAGAGGATTCGGCATGGGTGCCCAATGCCGTGCCAACCTGCTCACACGGATCAATGCGTTGGAATCAAAGCAAGCCAGATGCAGCCAAATCATGGGGCGGCTACTTTTGCTCAGAGAAGGTTAAAGCAATGCAATGCACGCCGCGTTGGTATGTCTTGCGTAGCACCGGAACATGGGAGCCACAGGTATGAGCGATTACATGGAGATCATCAACCCACAAACACGCATTGCCCGGCTTTACTATCAAGGCGAAGTGGTTGAGGAATACAAAGTGGAGCAATGCGACAAATGCTCAAAGCTGACAAAATGGGATGCATTTGGTTATCAAATCGGCTATGACAAAACAGAAAAAATTATCTGGTTTTGTGGTGATTGCCGATGATAGATCGCATTGAGGAAGTGCAATGCATGATTGCAGCTATTCAGCATTGCCATGATAAGTCAGCCGATCACAGCTCACGAATTGTTAAAGACATTTCATGGTTTGCTTATGTGGCCCAGATGGGCGAATCAATGGCAGCTGAAATGGTTGTCGCTAAGCGATTAGGTTATGACTACACACCAGGCATCACATGGGACAAATCAAAGGCTGATGTGGGAGATCACATCGAAGTCAAATGGTCAATCAATCCAGCATCAAATCTGTGGATACAAGAATCAGATCGACATGATCGTGACATCGCCGTGTTGGTTACAGGCAGCTCACCCAACATGAAAATTATGGGCTGGATGCCCGTTGTAATAGCAAAGAAACCACGCTATCGAAACCCATCGCAAAACAATTGGTCGGTGCCTCAAATCAATTTGCAGCCAATCGAGACTTTACAAAGGAGTAACTATGCACATTCTATTGTTTGATTGCTCAATCTGCTCAAAACTTTATGGCAAGCCAAAACAACGACATGGCCTCAAGAAAGGTGCAGAATTAACCGAGCACGAATGGTTTGCACAATGCATGAGCTGTGGCACATTTGGCATCAAGATCGTTGATGATGCGCGGATTGTTGAGTTAAGCCAATGAATAAGTTATCCACAGGCGTTATCCACATGTGCATGAAACCTGTGGGACTCGCTCAAGATTACGCTCACTACTTGACAGCGTTGGTACGCTCCAGACTCGCAGACGAGCCGGTGTGCCGGATAGCTCGGACGCGATGTATGGTGCTGATGGCCGCTCTATGTATTGTTGGCACAACACCGGCAACAGCTGCAAAAGAAGTAACAACATCAATAGACTCTTTAAAGCTGTATGCACATTCAAGAATTGTGAATTACAAAGAGTTTCAATGCTTTAACCAGCTGATCACACGCGAATCAAATTGGCGCGTTGAGGCTATCAATTCCAATGGCAAACACTTTGGGTTGGGTCAGATGCGAAACACTAAGTACCAAAACCTTGACGGCTATCGCATGATCGACTGGTCATTGAGATACATTCAAAGTCGTTACGCTGGTTCAAGCTGCAAAGCTTATGCACATTGGCAAAAGAATGGATGGCATTGATGAGCAGATCGTGGAAAGGTGGCAGCACTAGCCGATGGCGTACCATCCGAGAGATGGTGTTAAGGCGTGATCAATGCTGTCAGATGTGTGGCCAGACAGAAGGCCAAATGCATGTGGATCACATCATCCCGAAAAGGCTTGGTGGAGGCGATGAAGTGTGGAATCTAAGGCAATTGTGCAAAAACTGTAATTTATCAAAAGGCGGTCGGTTTTTTGAGGCGGATGGAACAC